CTCTCAAAACCATTCATACACCTGAAAAACTTTTTCAAATTACACCAAAACCCTCTTAAAACAAGCAAAACTTGTTTAAACCCAACCAAAGCACAACAACCCCAACAACAACCGGACAACCGTCAGCATCTAACCTCATCTATCGTCAGCCAATGTAGTAACTACCCGCCAAAACTTTTTTCGGCAACTTTGGTATGCAGAACTGCACTAGTACATAGATAGAATAGACAAAGCTCAATAAATGTAATAAGTACACTAAATGGAATTAAACAAAGTTTACTGTGCTGACAATTTACAAGTAATGCAATCAATGACAGATGCAAGCATTGATTTGATTTATATAGACCCACCTTTTAATACTAATAGAATTCAAAAAACCGCAACAGCGCAATTTTCAGACTCTTTTGGTGGTCTTGAAGAATACTTGAATTTCATGCGGCCACGGTTGCAACAGATGCATAGACTATTAAAAGCAACCGGTAGTCTGTTTGTGCATGTTGACTATCGAGTTGTGCATTACTTAAAAATTGAGCTTGATAAAATCTTTGGCAGTCCTAAAAACTTTATCAATGAAATAATTTGGTATTATGTAATTGCTGGCAATAGAAGCGCAAAACGATTTAAAAAAAGGCATGACACAATTTTATGGTATGCAAAAGATATCAATAAATATTACTTTTCTGATGCTGAAATTCGATTGCCTTACACATCTTATAAAAACAATTATGTTGGAACAATGGGTCGTGATATAAATGGTCGTGAATACTTTGAAAAATTAGGGTCGGGTAAAAAAAAGAAATATAGATATTATCTCGATCAAGGAAAAATGGCAGAAGACGTCTGGTTAGATATTAAGTCGCTTAGTTCTTCTGCTAAAGAGCGCGTGAATTATCCTAATCAAAAGCCTCAAAAATTACTTGAACGTATTATTAAAGCAGCAAGCAAACCTGATGATATAGTAGCAGATTTTTTCTGTGGGTCAGGCACGACTTGCAAAGCTGCGAAATCATTAAATAGAAAATTTTTGGGAGTTGATAGCAACCCGCAAGCCATTGACGCATTTCAAAAATTTTGCTAAGTTGTTGATCTACTATAAAAAAAGTTCTGTTTCCGCCGGTTTCCTGTTCCCCGGCGGTTTTTATATATATATACTGCACAAATTTAAAGCATATTCTCTTGACTTAACTATTAAGCTATAGTATACTAAAGATTGGTCGATAATAAAAACAGGAGATTTAAAATGACTAAATTAGAACGTATTAAAATTGTAAAGATTGAACCAGCGGCTGATGAAATCTTCAGTTATCAAAAAGATGAGTTTAATCGTGTTTCTTTACATATAGAATGTACTTACTTGGCAAAAAGCAATTGTTATTTAGTTGATGTTTTTAACAGATTAACAGATTGGGAATTGAGAGAGCGCAATGAGAATTATGACAGATTGTTAATTATATATCAAAAGTCACTTTATGAAGTGCCGCGTAGTGCAGAAGTTATCAAATCAAAACGAGAGCTTTCAAAATTTAAAGTCGAAATTGAAGATGATGAAATTCAAGACCTCCTTAGATATTATAAAATTATAAAATGAGAGATTTAAAAATGACTACTTCTAACTAACAAAAAAGGCTGAAAACGTTAATAACATGATCCTTAATAATTAAAAAAGGCCAAAAATGACGATAAAGACAAATGACGCTCATGCGACGCCAGCATTTTCAATGATTGCAGCTTCTTTAATTGCTGATTTTAATATGCAATACTTTAATGTTGAAACGAAAACAGAGGTTGCTAAAATCTTCCACAATTTAAAAGAGCATAGTTTTTTTGCTATCGATTGTTTTGAACATTCACATTTAGAACGAATTGAAAATCAACCGACAAATTATCAGCTTGTCGGTTCTTTTTTTGCTCATGCAAACCCAAGCTTTAAAAATGAAAATGTGGACGCCGAGTTTTTGATGATGCTAGCTTCTGAAACTTCGACAATGCTAAAAAAATATATCAAAAAATTTAATGTTGACTTGAATTTAACGACCTATCTTGAAAAAGAAAATCTAGGATATTACCAAGCTGATTTGCAAGCAATCCTACAATTATTTAAAGAAGAAATTGATAATATTGAAACGAGAGTTTTTAAGCATTTTAACTATCTTCTCTCTAAAAAAGATTTACAAAATGATATAAAAACATTTATTGTATTCAAAGAACTCGACAATCACATTACAAATTTTAATCTCAAATTTTTCTGCTTTAGAATGCGGTCTATGCTTTCTAATGATTCTGCTATTAAAGTTGAATTTGCAAATGCAATCCAAAATTACATTATAGGGAAATTATGAGCAAAAATAAAGGCAGACCCCCAGCACGCTGGGTTGACCAATTGGCTGACGGGGAATATACAGTTCAAAATTTGATTGAAATCACCGGCAAATCAGCTCTTGCTATTCGCTGGATTATGCGTAAATACGCAAAAAGCGCACGATATGTAGCAAACAACAAAGTGAAAGGTATTATTGTTTATTATTTATGGAATAGAGAGCATTACATCGATAAGCTAAAGAGTGCCGCGCAAGCTCGTAAGCTGCTAATCGACGCAACCCGCGGCACAGAATAAAATTAGCACAAATAATTTTACGCATCAAATTTTAAACTTTCTAAAAAAAGTTCAGCATCATAAATTTCTTTAATATAAATCAATTGTTCTTCTTGACACTTTTTATAATAAGAGCACCACGTCAAATCAATATCAATCGGAAAGTGGCCGAGAGTTTCAAACCACTCTTTACTTGCTTTTGTTTTGTTAGCGTTTTTTCTAACAGTATCTGGACAGCTTAACGCTGTGAGTGCTTCGTTTCTGTGAATCTGCCACTGCACTGCACAGATAAAATGCAGAAAAAAATCATAATGTTTTTTTATGTAGTCTTTAGAAATTTTGACAGCCAAATTTTCTTCAATAAATTGAAACGTCAAATCAATGATTCTAGAGCGACAGGCGAGGATATTATTATAATCAATATCAATCGCCCACAATGTGTCTAACGTTTCTGTGATGGCTTCAAAAACGCCTAAATTTTTTAATGCTTCAAGCCTACGTTTGTATATTGCAACAACAAAGTTACCTGTCCCGCACGTTGGCTCAAACAGACACACTTCCAAATCAGCCCAAACTTTTGGATTATTTTGACTTATCAAATCAAGCATCTCTTCAACGACATGCTCTGGAGTAAAGACTTCGCCGAATTCTTTTATTCGCTCTTTACTTTTACTTAGCATTGAATAACTCTTGTTGTTTTTCTTTGTTATTTAAAATAACTTTCCGTACTCTGATATTGATTAAAAATTCTTCTGAATCTTTATGCACTAAGTTTACGTGTGCGTGCGCAATATCTTTGACGACTTTCACGAGCCCCGATTTATTATAAACCTTACCAAAAACGCCAAGGTCATAATAAAATTTACCGCGTTTTAAAGAAATATTTTTATGTTCTGGGTATCTTTTTGGGATATTTTCCAATTCTTTTTTAGCACTCGCATAGTCATCAAACACTTCTAAAACATAAATAACTCGACTTTTTGTGCCAACGTAACAGTATATCATAACACTCCTAAAAATTTGATTCAGAAAAAAAATTAAGCTAAACTTAATAAGAGATAGCTGCCTGCCAAAATTAAATCATCAAAATCCTACCTTATTATTTGACTTAACTTAATATGCCCACCAAAAAATTTACGGCTATCTTATCTCAATCAGCGCCTTGACAAAAATGCGTAAGTCAATTACTTAACAATCATCCTTCCTTGTTCAATATCTCTCTAGACTCACAGAATTTCATCGCTCTGTGAGTTTTGTTATTTTATTGGAGGTATAATGCGAACTTTTCTTTACGTTAAAGAAACACAAGAAATAATTAGCAAGCATTGTTCCATTAAAGCGGCACAACGTCAACAGTCAATTATGCCAATTGATGGCAATAAATATGAAATTATACCTATATCAGAACTTCCGGTTTCTGTTGTTTATGTTCTTGCATATTCAATTGACCCCATGGAAAAAGAAGATATTTTCGCTGTGTTTTATCACTATCAAGAAGCACACGCAGCAACGACAAAAAACGTAAAAGACCCACGATATTTTTTACTGACACCAAGAATTTATTTTAAAACGATTTACTGATGGAGTTTAAATGCTAGAAAATTCTGAATTACCCCTACTTGTCAAAATATTTAAAGAGAAATTTAACACTGAAGTAGCAAAAACTATTTTAAATTATTATATGAGCATTGCGTTAATTCCACAGGATGAAGTCATATTAAAAGCAAAAAATGAAAAAGATAAAGAGTTTTTAGAAATTACTATTGTAGAAGACTCTGATTTTAAAAAGTACTTTAAAAGTTCAAAACATATCCTGATGGTTGTTGAATCAATACAAAATTTAATTAGTACAGTGAATATATCAGATTTTAATTTAAAAAAAGAGAGTGACAAAGCACCTGAAGAATTTATACAAATAAAACTAATTTTATTGATTAGTTTATTATTAAAAGAATTACACGGTCACACAGATAATCAAGAATTAAAAGATGTTATGCAATTAATTACAAATGCACTACTCGTTTCAACAGATGACTTTCTAAAACAGAATTATGACACAAAGTATCAAAACTGGGAGACAAATGACAAAATATAGTTTTCAAATAATTTACAAACCAATTGTTGAAATGTACGTAAAACTTCAAGAAGATTTACTTGAATATGGGCAATATGCCAACACGCTAAAAAAATTAGAATCAGAAAGTGAGGAGGATTACGTCAAAAGGATGGAACAATTCGTAACTAAAATCCGAAATTCTGATGAGAAAGCTATGAGAGATATATCCAAACTGCTTGCCATTAACGAAACAAAAGAGCCAAGACGAGTTGCAAAATGTACAGAATTTTATAAAACATCTGAACATATGGCCATTATTTTAAAACGACTTCATGAACTCAAAGACTCAAAGTATTCAAACACTGAAATTGAGAAATTACTAGAAACAGTGATTTTCTTTTTCTTTAGTTATACACTACGAGTCTGTGATAACATTTATGCAACCCACACAGTAAAGAATGAGAACTATGAAAAACCCAACTGACGAGAAAAAAACAAAGTATTTTGAGTTGAAAAAAACTTTAAAAATTACGAATAAGATTGTACGATTATTTCACGAAATCGGAGATTTGAGACCTGGACTTATCAATGAGCACGAAGCATACATTAACGCAGTCGGCGCAACTGTTTATTTCTTAGAAAATACTGTCAAAGAATATGCAGAACTTGCGCTAGAAATTCACCAAGCGAAAGAATGCGAAGCAAGCATAACATCTTTAAAACTACAATAAATGGTTACAAAAAGCTGGTCACAGATGACTACAAACACGAAAAAAACTACCTCAAATCTCTCACTGAATCAGAAAAACAATGGCTTGAAACTTTTATTTCAGGCTATTATTTTAGAAATACGCAAAGTTTTTTAAAGTTAAATTTCACAGTGAGTCAACGCCGCGCAAGCTATAATCGACACCGCGCTATTTTAAATGATATCTATTCTAAATGTGTTCCCTTACAATTTAATGATAATCATGAGGTTGATAATGATGATAATAATTGAAGCATTTTGTCTTGGAATTCTCCTTGGAACTGCACCCATTGTCTATTATTTAATCAGAAAAAAAATTGAGGGTGTTACAATAAAGTTTGACAAAGCTCACTTGGATATGAAAGACGCAACAGAAAAACTCAAACAATTGCATGAAAACGCACTGACAAATTATGAGTCACAATCTAAAAAAATTGAAAAACTCCAAACTGAAATGAACATTATTAAAACAACCACAACCTTAAAACGGTCAGGAAGTGTATGAAAATTTCAATCTCAAATACGTTTGATATTTCAACCGTGGCAAACACAAAATCTTACCAAGAGTTGCAAAGTTATTTTGATTATGCAAACAGATTCACTTATGAAACTGTACAAGCTCTGACAAAAAAACTGACACTCAATGATAATTTTAGTTACTCAACATTGAATTTAACAGTGAGTCATGGTGAGCCAATAGTTCTTAAAATTTCGAGTTATTCTCATATTCTTATCAATTCGATTATTCCAATTTTGACGTATGATATCTCGCAAAACTCACTGTCTCAATATGTTTTGACAATCTTTTTCAAACAAAATCAAAATATTTTTGCAAATAGTGCTGTGTGGGTAGCAGGGACAATTGTCAAATACTCTGTGCAAAATATCCAAAATTATAGCATTGGGGATGTGGTCACATTTTCAGGATTCCGCAATCAACCCAACAATGGAACTTATTTAATTGTAGGAATTGATTTAGACACAGCATCAGTATTTGTCCAAAATTATAACCGTACAAGTGCGACTGGAGATGAACTACTCTCAACATATTCTGGTAGTCCACTTGTCAAAAATTATGTGACCATTGGAGTTATCAATTGAACAATCGAGAAAAAATCCGCGCAATTATTGACCAACAAATACAAAAACTTTATGAAATTTCTGAAACTTCAAGCAAGCCATTATTTGATAAAGAAATTGACTCACTAGCCAAACTCGCGAAACTTGTTGAAGCAGAATCATTACTTGATAGCTTAAAAGACAAAACAAAATTTGATGATTTATCGGAAGAAGAGTTACTACTTCTTTATAATTTTAGAAAGAATCAACCTAATGGACAGAGTGATTGAAAAATTGTGGCAACGGGGCGAAATGAGCTTTTTGTTGCATGCAGCACAAAAACAAGTCTATGACAAAATATTAACAAGCAACGAGCAGTTGCATTTATTTTTAGGCTCAAGACAGTTTGGCAAATCATTTCTCTCTCTTGCTCTTGGCTTTCAACACGTAGCAAGCCCGCACACGATTAACAAACTCGTGAAAATTGCAGCTGGTACACTTAAAGCCACAAACGATATCGTGAACGATAACATGAAATTTTTTATTGAGAGTGCACCACCAGGTCACATCAAACCGACAAAGTCTGACAAGCGCTATAAAGTTGGCACCAATGGTGAAATCCGCTTGGGGATGATGGAACGTGCGCACGTCGATTCGTTGCGTGGTGGGAATGCTGGGCTTTACATTCTCGAAGAAGCCGCTGCAGCGGTTAGTAGTGATGATTTTGAGTACGCTTACAAAGCTGTAATCATTCCACAGCTACTACGCTCTGGGGGTAAGATTGTTATCATCACCACGCCCTCAAAAAACCCCGACCATTTCGTCCACTCTGTGATTCAACCGCAGTGTGAAAAAAAAGGCACGCTCTATAAAGCCACTATCTTTGACAATCCACAACTCACCACAGAGCAAATACAAAACGCTATTAATGCCTATGGCGGCGCTGACACGTTAGATTTTCGCCGTGAGTACCTGTGCGAAGTTGTGCGCGATGGACGCTCACTCATTACGCCTGCATTTTCTGATGTGAGGCATATTACAAATGAAAGCTATGAGAGTGTGTATGCCGCGAACTGTTGGATAATCGGAGACACGGGAGGCATACGTGATAAGCACGTCTTACAAGTTTGGGGGCATCGGATTACAGACAATAAAAAATTAATCATTGCAGAGGTGATGTTTGATTCCAATACCAACACGATAGTTTTGGGTGATATGATTAAACAACTCCGCACAAAATATCAAATCAAACCTTATCACATTTTTTTAGATTGTCATGGTCAG